CCATTCAATATCGTGAGGCTGTCAAGTATCAGCCGCTGTACTTCGCGAGCACGCCCATCTCGGAGGCCGAATCGGGGCCAACCTCGGCCTTGCCGAGCCGCGCCACGATGTTGGTCGCGAGCGAGCCGACCGCAGAGGCGTCAACCTTGACGTACCGCTGCTTGCCGCGGAGGTCGAGGTCCAGACGAACGACCGACGCCTGGCTCGTCACCGCGACGCTGGCGGCCGGGGCCGACACGGTGTAGACGGAAGCCGTAGCCGCCGTCGTGTCGCCCTGGTAGAGGGCCAGCGAGTTCAGGACCGACGCCGCGGTGTGCGACGCCGTGGACGACTTCGCCACGACCACGTCAACCGAGGCGTAGGCGAAACCGAGCGTGTCGATCGTGATGGTCGCCGTGCCGGCCGTGCCCGCCGCCGAGTCACCCACAACCGTCTTGGTGGCTTCGAGATGATTCACGTTCACTGTCTCCTAGAGGGTCAAAGGGTTTGGTCAGGCGAACTTGAGACCGACGAGCGGGCCAGCCTTGCTGGTGTCGCCCAGGTCGTGAGCGACCATCGCGACGCGGGCCGTGGCGAAGGTGAGCAGCTGGTCATACTCGATGAACCGGCTGGCATCCGTCTTCACGCTGATGTCACGACGCACGCCGTAGGTAGCGGCCTGCGACAGGTCACCGAACAGGCAGGCGATCTTGCCCGTGGTGCCCGTCAGGCCCGACTCAAGCGGGTGGCACAGCACGACCGGGAAGCCGAGGAACTGGAGGCCAGCCCCTCCGGCCACGTCGGCCGCGTTGTTGCCCGCGGTGCTCACCATGAGGCGAAGCATCGAGGAGCCGTAGCCGGCCGGCGAGATGTACCACTTGGCATTCCGCCGGGCGTACAGCGGCAGCTTGGCCACCGTGTTGGAGAAGTCCGCCAGGAGCAGCTCCTCAAACTGGTCGCGGCTGGAAGTCGCCTGATAGATGCTGGCCGAGTGGGTGCCGTCGTTGATGGCGACCGCGACACCCGTGGTGCCGTGGTAGTTGCCACCGTTGCCGGTCCCGATGAAGCCGCTGTTGTCGAAGGCTTCGGCAAACGCCTGAGCCACCTCGACCGCCATCGCGTCCGCGAGGTCGATGACCGAGTCCTCAACCAGCGACATCGGAACGCGGTTGTCGACGCCCCACAGCTTCGCGACCAGCTGCACGTTGTCGAAGGTGACGTTCGTCGAATCGGGGGCAGCGTTCTCGCCGATCGGCTTTGCCGACAGGCCACCGACGCGGCGGGCGATCAGCAGCGTGTCGCTGTTCATCGTGACCGTGCGAGCGTTGGCCGGGAACGCGCCGAACTCCTCAACGAGCCGGATGATCTCGCTGGACAGTTCGGGATTGGCCAGGACACCGCCGAGCGAGTTGATGCCGCCAGCCTGGGCACGGCTCTCGACGCCGTGATCGAGGCACCACCGACGGGCCTCCTCGTCACCCAGCAGCGAAGCCTTGATGCTCATGCCGGCACGATAGGCACGCTCTTCGGACTTGAAGCCCTTGAGGGGGCGATGCGACGCGGGCACGGCGAAAATCTTGCGGCTTTCCACGGCGGGAGCCTCCTCGGGGGTGACAGTCTCGATCTTCTTGGCCGGGGCACCGCGCTCCAGCACGGCACGCAGTTCGACTTCCTTGGCCTGCACGCGGGTCAGGAACTCGATCCGCTCGCGGAGCTTGTCGGCACGAGTCTCGAGCGACCGCAGGGACGCCTCCTGCTCCTCAGACATCGGAGCGGCGGCCTCTTCGCCCTCGGGGGCGTCCTCAGTCATCGCGGACATTTCAGCGACAACAGCGGCCAGTTCGTCGAGCAGTGCCTTGATCTTGTCCACGGTGTGGGCTCCTGTGTTCGGGCTGCGGCGTCAGTCGCCGTCTATCCCGAAACTACGGGGCGCACCTTCAAACCATGCAGTTACGCACGGTCGGCAGTAAAAGACTTCCGCCTGATCACGGTGCCGTGGATGATCTGCTTGTCGGTGTTGCCACACCGGCAGCACCGCAGATAGCGAGTCTGGTATTCGCCAGACCGCTGCGACGACGCCACCGCTAGGCGGCCATCTCGACAACGAGGGCAGGAATCGCCACTAGCGGCCATGCGTGCGGAGATACTTGCGGAGGTCTGCGGCCTTTTTGGCTGCGGCGATAGCACGTTCGCTGTTCGCGAATTGCGAAACACGGAAGGCGTCGAACGACCGCTGGGCCACGGTGCAATCTGCATCTGGGTACGCGGGAAAACAGACTGGACCCAAATCTATCAACGAGTCCACTCGCGTCACCGTGCGAATTGACCGCCCTTCCTCAACGCTCCAAGCTTCGCCGCCGGGTGCGATCTGGAACGAGAACGACGAGCCGCGCACGATTCCCGCTTCGATGTTTGAAGCGATGTCGCGGCCGTAGGTCGTGTCGGGCACCGGGAACTCATACCGCAGTCCGATCTCGTCTACGTTCATCCGCAGCGTGCCGGGATAACGCGCCAGCGGGTAGTTTGCATCGTGGTTCCAGAGAGCGCGAGTTTCGAGCGGCTTCTTCCGCCCGCGCCGCTCGGCAACGATGCCAAACGCACCGGGATCAATCCGCTCAACGAAGTCGCCCAAGTCCAGCGAGTTGACGCCGAACTTCGCAGCGTAGCCAACGATCCACTGGCGCTCGCTGCCATCCTCGGCACTGCGGCTCTCAACCGCCAGGAGCGGCACCGCCGACTCCACCTCGTCAATCGCCAGCGCCCTGCGTTCGATGTTGCCCATGATGCTCCTGCCTTCCTCGTCTGCGGCGTTCATTTGTTTCACCAACTTGTTCGCCCAATCCTGCCCGGGGTCTCCGCCCCATAGTTAAAGCGCCCAGGCGATGCGGCCGGCCGACGGCCAACCTTCTTCGCCTGGGCGGTAGCCCTTTCCTTGCTTGTCGATCTCGTGCCTGTCGAAGTACGCCTTCATTCGGCGTGCCGTCTCTGGGCTGATCGTCACTCCGTTGCTCAGGTCGCGAGCGCGGGCCACGCCGACTGCCGTGCCGCCGCGTCCGTACTCGCTTCGCCAATCAAGTCCCTTCTGTGCCTCTGACCGCACGCCCGCCGGGGGCGTGAAGTCGATGTGGTCGTACTTAGCCACGCTTCCGCCCCTTCCGCCTGGGCTTCCCGTAGTCCTTTTCCTCAACCGGGGGCGGCTCGGGCAGCGGGTCAATCTTCGTGAGCGTCGCCACCTTGTGCCCGACTTGCGTCTCGGTCGCACGCCACCCGCCGGCCACCTCTTCGTAGAGCGTGATAAGTGCGGCCGGATCTTCCTCGGTCGCGTCGATCTTGAAGTCGGTGCCGGGGATGTCAAGCGTGCCGTAGTCCATCACGTGATCGATCCGGCCGCGAGCACGCCCGCCTGAAGAATCCCACGAAACGAAGTCGCCCTCTGCGACGCTGCCGGGGGCGGCACGCGAGGCGGCTTCCTCCGCGACCGGCAAGGGAGCGGGATCCACGGGCTCGGGCACCGGATCGCCATCAGGCATCACGACCGGAGTCGAGTTCGTGCCAGCGATGATGGCGTCGACGGTCGACTGCGGGATGCCAGGGAACGCCGCAGCGATGATTGCCTTTGCCCCCATCTCGTTGAGGAGCCCGGCGTTGTATTGAGCCACGATCTCCAAGAGGCTCGAAACCTGTGCCCCGTTGAGCGACACGTCCGCAATCTGCGGGCCTTCCTCGACCGCGAGTTCGGGCGTCGCCTCCGCGGGCGTCTCGTCGACAGTGATGACTTCCTCAACCACCGGCTCCGGCTGGGCTGCCGCCTTCGTCAGCGTGGTCATGTTCAACTGCACGAACCGCTCGTCACCACCCTCGACGGGGTTCATGTTTTCGGCGGATCGGATGTCGTTGACGCTCAGGACTCCGAGCGTTGCCATCTGCGAGTAGTACGCCGCCCGGCCGGCAGCGTCAGCCCGCAACGCACCGCGCGTGTCAAACTCCGCAAACAGGTCGCCATCCGCAATCAGATCGCGACTGATGGCCGACTCAATGCGGCGCAACCACGGCATCAAGCCGTTCTGCAGGTAGTCCAGCGACTGCTGCTCAATGTTTGAATACGAACTGCGGGACAGGTCGCCGACCAGGTGCGGCGGCACGCCGTAGAGGCGGCACACCTCTTCGACTTGAAATCGGCGGGCCTCGAGGAACTGAGCCTCTTGGTTGTTGCCGCCGAGTACGTTGACCTTCAGTCCGCCCTGCAGGACCGCAGTCCGGTGCGCCCGGTCAGGGCCACGGTGGGCACGCTCCCACTGGTTGCGCGTGTTCTCGGCCGTTTCAGGCGACAGCATCTGATCGGTGGACAGCACGACGCCAGGCCGGGCACCATTGCCGAAGAACGCAGCGCCGTGGATCTCGCACGCCCGCGAAAGCCCGATCGCGTCCTTCGCCAACTCAACCGGCACCAGGCCGTTGACGCCGTCATCCGACAGCCATCGAAGCATCATGATCGCGTCTTGAGCGTAGACGGTGCTTTGCCCCGAAGCCTCGCGATACGTGTACCGCAGCCGGCCATTCTCGACGCGGTCTACCTTCATCCGCGATGGGTGGAGCACCACCAGTTGCGTCTGGTCCCCGGCCCCGCCGATTTCCACGAACGCCTGCCCGTGCGTCAGCAGGTGGAGCATCAGCTGCTCACGCCATTCGTAGGAAGTCTGCCACGAGTTTGGGGTCGTGTGCAGTACACGATACAGGGGGTGCTCGCGGGCGAGTTCCTTGCCACCATCCGGCAACCGCCGGTAGAGGTGAAGAGGCAGCCCGGCCACGCTTGACGACAGGACGCGAACGCAGGCCAGCACGACCGTCGAACGCAACGCCGTCTCAGGGTCGATCCGCACGCCGGCAGCGTTTCCACGACCGCCAAATGAGCCAGACTCAAAATCCCAATGCCGCTCGTCAGCGCCGGGGAGCCAGAGGATGCGTGAGTTCGGAGCGATCATATGAGCAGGATGGAGGGTTCTGCCGAGGGCTTGTTCGTGATCTTCGACGACTCCCAGCCACCCAAGGCGAAGATCAGAGCTACGATCCCGTCAATGCGGCCCGTGCTCTTTTTCTTCACCGGCCGAACGTCCTCAAACGAGTTGATTTCGACGGTCACATTCGCAGACATCCACGACAACACGGGATTGCCGCCGTGGCGGATGCGGTTCTGAAGCACAAGCGATTCGAGCCGCTTCGTGCCCGAACTCATGCCCCGGAATCCTTGGCTCCATCCTGCCACTTTGAGGCCAGCCCCTTGCAGTTCCACGGCCAACTGCACCGCCCCGGTCAAGTCCATGTAGATGTGCTCAATCTGGTGCGTCTTCGCGTATTCCAAGACGTACTCGCGAATCCTTGAGTGATCGATCACGTTTCCATCGGTCGCCGTGATGTAGCCGGAGTTCACCCAGTGCTGGAACGGCTGGCGGTCGGTTCGCTCCCGCTCCATGATCAAATCGCGAGGCGCCCAGAACATGGCGTCTACCTCGAACTCGTCACCCTCGCACGGATAGAGGGCGACCATCGCGGAGAGGTCGGTCGACTTCGACAAGTCCATCCCGAGGATGCACTTCCGCCCGGCGAAGGGTGATGTCGGGCCACCCGAGCACGCGGCCCACTTCTCGGGATCGAGCCAGCGATTCGTGCTCTCAGTCCAGACCCCGAGCGAGTAGCGGAGCCAGCCGTTGAGCTTGGTCGCTTTATTTTTCGCCTCGCGGGCATCTGCCGCGAATGACTCCTCTGTCATCGTGACGCCCATGCCGGGATTGCAACGCCGCCATGTGGCCGGTGCGAAATAGTCCTCAGTACCGTCTGTTTTCGCGGCGAAAATCTTGCCATAGAAGCGAGGGTCATACTTCGGGTCGGCGCTGGTCAACTCCGCGTATTCGTGCTGCTCCCAGCAGATCGTGTCACGCCGGTCGCCAGCCGTTGAGATCGTCGCGAGGAGCGGCTCGCGCCTGGAGCGGCCCGAATAGCGGAGTGCCTCGAATAGCCTCCGGTCGGGCCACGCGTGCAGTTCGTCGCAGAAGACGAACGAGTAGGACGGGCCTTCTGCCGCCCCGGCATCTCGCGAGATCACTCGCAGGCTGGAGCCGGTTTGCTGGCAGACGATCGTCTTCCGCGAGTCGACAACTTCGAGCGACGCCGCCAGTTCGGGCGACCGCTTCACCATCGCGGCGGTCTCGTCAAAGATGATCGCCGCTTGATTGCGATCCTTCGCCGCGATGCACCCGAGCTCGCCCTCGCCCTCCATCAGCAAGTGCCAGATCGAGAGGCACGAGAGCAGCGTAGACTTCGCGTTCTTCTTGGGAACCTCGATGTACGCGAGGCGATACCGACGCAACCCGTCCACGGTCCTCCACCCGTAGAGCGGTTCAATCACGTCGTGCTTGTGCCAATCAAGCAGCCGCATCGGATCGCCGGCCTTAGTGGTCGGGGAGTCCTTCGTGTGGCAGCAAACCGACTCGAGGAACTGCACGACCATGTCGGCAGACTCCTGGTCATACCGATAGCCGTCGACCCACTCAGGCCGTCGTCTTGCGGGCAGCCTTGATGGCGCGGAATTTTTCAATGGCGCTTTCCGCCTTGGCATCAGATTCCACCTTGAGCGAAGAGCGTGCGGCGGGCGACAGGCCGAAATCGGACTCTAGCTGCCGCAACTGGCTGGCGAGCTTGTGGGCGATGCTCACTTCAGGACGCTGCGCGATGTACTTGATTTCGCCGCCGTCGTTGAGAATTGGGTACGTGTCGCCTTCTGCCTTGAGTTTCGCACGCACCGCAAGCCACCATTCCCACGAATCGCAGTACCGGGCGAGCGCCTCGACATCGGCCCGCGTCATCACGCGAGTTGCCTGAAGCATGGGCAGCAGTTCGCGCCACTTTGCAGCGGCAACTTCGCCTAGATGCGACGGCATGGCGATGCCGTCAGCCGGCGGCTGCGGTTCCGCCGCGTTCAGTTTCTCTTTACCCGGATTGCCGCGAAGGATTTTCAGCGGCGTCGGGGCTGGTTTTGGTCCGCGTCTGCCCATTGTTTTTTGATGATGAAATAGCAGGCAGGTTTTCGCGCG